CACACGGTGACGTCCACTTGACATTCCCAAATAACGTAGTTATTGGTATCAAGCGTGATGTAACTGTATACCGATTCTTCTGGCCAAAGAAGGACTCAATCGAGTACACAATGTATACTCGTGTTGGCGTTCAAATTGAGCAAGCAGACGCTTGGGTAGTAGTAAAGAACGTTAAGATTGCTTCCTAATTAGGAATTAGTCTAAATAAAAGCCCCCAATTAATTTTGGGGGCTTTTCATTTGAATTTAGTAATGATATAATTAAAGAACTAGACTAAGGAGAATATATGTCATTTGAGACATTAAAACTATCTGAAATAAAAAAAATAGCCGAAGACTTTGGCGTAGACATACAAGCATTAAAAAGCAAGAACGATATCATTGCATCATTAGCTGAAGAAGGCGTGACATGGTCAATATATCAAAAGACTATTAAAGACATAGACGACAATAAAGAAGAGATTGAAGTTTTACCAAGATTTGATGCTAAAAAGAGTCAAGACAAAGATTCAGTTTTAGTTAGAATGGAAAGAGCAAATCATAGATACGATGCTATGGGATTTACATTTACAAGTACACACCCATTTGTAGCAATGTCTGAAGAACAAGCTCAAGAAATTTTTGATAGGGAGGAAGGTTTTAGATTAGCCACACCAAAGGAAGTTCAAGACTTCTATAACTAATCTAAGCCTTTTAATATGGCAGAGATATTAATTAATTCACAATCACCGATTGTCCATCAGATCTTTTGGAATGGTGACATTGCAGATGCTGACGCCTTGCCTGTTGTAAAAATATATGACGTAACGCTAGATGCAACAATTAGTCCTGCCGTACTATCAACAACCGTACTTAACACAATAACTTCTACCCTAGACGAAAATAATCCTGGAACATATTATGTTAACGTCCCTTATGCTCTTACAAATAGAAACAAGACATTAAAGGTTAGTTGGGAATACTCCGTGGGAGGAGTGGCGGTAGTAAGAACAGATGAGATACAAGTAATAACTCCATACGTAGATTTTAACTATATTCAAGATCTTGGATACAGCACAGATTCTTCAGACCCATCATATAAGTCTTACAAGGAATTAATTAGAGCAGAAAGATATGCTCGTAAGCAAATAGAGCAATACACAGGTCAAAAGTTTTATCTTTATGATGAAACTGTAATGGTATATGGGCATGAGTATGATACCCTTCCTCTACCAGCTAAAATAAATAAGTTACACACTTTGTCCGTAAACGACATATTGCTTTTAGATAACATCAACAATATTGACAACTGGAACTTTCCAGTTCAAATTTCTGAAAGCGGATATGGAATTAGAATTAATAGAGCAGGAATTGTAGACAATACCGTATACACTGCTAATGGAATGGTTCCTCCAAGCATTCACGATTATTCAGGAGTGTTTAACTCTGGAGTTCCCTACAAAGTATTTGCAAGATTTGGCTGGGAAAAGGTTCCTGAGAACGTAGAATTAGCAACAGCTGAATTGATGAAAGATTATTTTTCTAAAGATACTGTATGGCGCAACAAGTACGTAAAGTCTATATCGACATTTGACTGGGACTTTGAGTACAGGGGAGATGCCTACACTGGCACAGGTAATGCCCTAGCAGATAATCTTTTAGCCGAATATGTCTTAACAATTAAAGCAGAGATTATATAATGAGTAGCATCGTAGACTCTGTCTTGTCTATGAATTTAGATGTTTATAGACAGTCTGAAATTCAAAATGAAGATACGGGCGCAATTGTAAAAGAATGGAATTACTATAAAACAATTGCATGTCACGCAAAGGGTGTAATCAGCAACTCTGCAACGACTCGTTCTAGCGACAAACAAATATTTTCAAACAAGTATTTAAATGATCAAATCATCCAGGTAAGAACTTCTGAAAAATTAACGGCCAGAGAAAAAGTAACCAACATAAGAGATGTTGAGGGTAACACAATCTGGAATGAAATTAATTATCCAAACGAGACCCCAACAGTATTTGAAGTAATGGGAACAACACCAATGACAGATCCATTTGGAAGAGTGATTGCTTATAACTCATCCCTAAAGAGATCGGAGAATCAGCAAATTGGAATCTAACGCAATGCTTCTCCAGGCTGCTTCTGGTCTTGAGAGATTAATGTATAATAAAAATCCAAAGGGCGCCATTAATGATAGTAATGTGGCGCAAATATCAGCAGCCTTATATTACCAAGCTAATGTAATAGCCAAACTAAGTAATAGCAAAAAGTTTAAAAATTCTTTTAAAAAAATAGTATTTACTCAAATAGAAAAAGATTTTGGAAATTATATAGATGCTCAGGCAAGAACAAAGCCTAAATCATTTCACCATGTATATGAATGGAAAAAGTCTGGAAATAAGAATGCTAGATTATTTAAGTTAACATCTATAGATTCTGAAGGAATATCGTTTAAAATTGATTTTGAATTCCTTATGTCTAAGTCATTAGTCCCAGCATCAAATAGTAAACGTAGACATGTATTTGCAGCAAAAGCTTCTATCATGGAAGCTGGCATGCCCCTTAAAATTGCTCCACGCCATTCTGAGAGGTTAGTATTTGAAGTTGATGGTAATACAGTGTTTATGCCTAAAGGTGCCTCAGTGACCGTTAAAAGGCCAGGAGGAACTAGTGTAATGAATCAATTTAAATTACAATATTCAAGATTCTTTAGTGGGGAATTGGTAAATAGTTCTATTAAAAAATCTGGATTTAAAGAACTATTTAATTCAGAGTCACTAAGGGCTCTAAGAATTCCAGCCACAATCAGAACAGTTAAGTACTCATTTTCTCCAAATTTAATTAGATCAATGGCGGACGCAGCATCAGAAAAAGCATTTGGAGCGTCAATGATATGACAGCCAATTTTAAATTAGACGCTATGCTAGAAATAAGAAAATTCTTATGGGCAGAACTATTAGAGGCAAAGATATTTGATGAGGATGATTATTATAGCGATAACGTAGGAAGTGCAATAGTCCCTATTATTCCAGTCCAACAATCTCCAGAAATGAACCAATTCTTGAGTGGAAAAAAGCATATAATTTATGACAAGATTGGTCTTTCATACGAGGACAACTGGCTAATATGCTGTGAGCAAATTCTCTTTACAGTTTACTCCACAGATGTCTCAGAAATTAATGAAATAAGAAATTTTATGACCGACCTATTTAGGAGAATGGATGACTCTGCAAAAGATGTAAATAGGTTTGAGTCCCTAAATAACAAGTTTAAATTCCATAGTATTTTTATAGCCGATATATCCCCTACCGAACCATCCGAAGAGCTAAAAGGCTTCCTGTCAACAGACATTATTTTAGAGGCTAAATATTCAAGAATAACAGACCAAACTGGTCGATTTCTTTAAATTGCTTTAGACCTCATTATGCCGTATTATAGGACATGAGGAAAGAAGCCTAGCCAGCTTGAACTTAAGATTTAAATATATATATATTGAAATATAGGAGGAAACAAAACTATGGCACAATCCGTAGGTAATGCAAAAAATATTCTCGTTGGTGCGTCACCACTGTTTTTATCAACAGTTGACGTAAACGATGCAGATTATATTGCTAACGCAGAAGCAGGTGTAGCGGTAGCTTCAGGTGCAACAACAGTTGGTGTACCAGCTTTCGCATCAGGAGTTTCATACACAACTTCATTAAATGCAGTAGATCAAGAAGCAGGTAAGTTTGGATATCGTAACGTTGGTTTTACTAACAACGGTCTTCAAATTACTTACAACCCAACATACGATTCAGTAACCGTTGACCAATTGCTAGATACAGCTAAGCTGTTTAAATCTGCAATGGAGGTTATGATTGCAACAGAAATGTCAGAAGGTACTCTAGAAAACATTGTAGCGGTATTCGGACAGAATGCATCATCTTTATCAACATCAGGAACTGGACTAACTAAGAAAGACGTTTTAGGTCTTGAGGCAGGTTCCCTAGGAGCGGCTCCAACAGAGCGTCAATTAATTGCAGTAGGTCTAGCTCCAACAGCTAGCTCAACCGCATCAGAGCGTGTATATTATGCTCGTCGAGTATTGTCTGTACAACAGTCACAATTCTCACTTGCACGTACCACTCCAACCACATTCCCAGTAACATTCCGTCTTCTACCAGATGCTAACTACTCTGGCTCAGAATACGGTAAGATTATTGACCGTGTGTTAACAGTTTAATTTAACTAATTTAAATTATAGAGGCCCCCATTAATTTGGGGGCCTTTCTATTTGTAGTGATAATACCATTATGTTATAATAATTAAGACAATCCTAGGAGGATAAATTGGCTACAACAGTATACGACATAGAAGAAATTGAACTTCAAAATGGCTCAAAGGTAAAACTAAAACCATTGACTATTAAAGCTTTAAGAAAGTTCATGGCAGAAATTAAAAAAACAGAAACTTCGTCAGGAGAAGACGAAACACTTACAATTCTAATTACAGCATGCGGAATTGCAATTGAATCTCAGGTACCAGAATTGGTAGCTGATAAAGATAAACTGGAAGATGCACTAGACATGCCTACCATTAATAGAATTCTAGAAGTATGTGGTGGAATTAAACTTGACGACCCAAACCTTCTAGCGGCAGCGGTTCTGGCTGGTCAGAACTAGATTTAGCCGCTTTATTAGGAGAAGTTTTTCTTTTAGGTAATTGGAAAAATTACGAAGAATTAGAAGAAAGCCTCTCAATGCCAGAACTGATACAAACATTTAAGGCAATGCAAAAAACTGAAGATGAGAAAAGAAAATTCTTAGCATCTCTTCAGGGAGTAAACTTAAATGATGAACAAGAAAAAGAAGGTCCTACATTTGACGACATACGAAGAAGGGCTCTTGGAGTAAAAGCAAGCGGTAGTGATGTACTATCATTACAAGGAAGCTTTGCCTCAGAAGCAGGATTCGGAATAAACGCAGGTTTAGGATACTCTAAGGAGTAAAATTATAGTAAATGGCTGAAGAACAGATAGTCACCCGAATAGTCGCCACGTCCGACTTTTCAAATCTTATCGCAGATCTCGGTAAGGTATCTTCAGCCTTAACTAATCTTCAAACAAAATTAAACGCAACAAATAAGAATTTAGCAGCACAAGTTGCTGTAATGAATCGTTCTTTTGCAGACACACTTAGAAGCACTGGACAATTTTCCACACACTTTGTAAATTTAACATCTGATGTAGATAAATTTGGATCTCAATTAGACAAAGGCCAAATCAAATTAAAACAATTTTTTCAAGTATATCAAGGACATTTAAAAACTAATGGCGGATTAATTAGACAATTAGCTCAACAACAAGTTCAGCTACAAAATGCAATTCTTCAACCTCTTGGCAAAAATGCCGAAGGTTTGATGCAGTACAATGTTCACATTCCAACTGGCCTTGATAAGGTAAAAAGCAAAACAGCTTTAGCAAGACAAGAACTACAAATTATGAATCGTGTAGTTCAAGAAGGAGCAAACTCATTAATTAATTGGGGTAAGAATACCCAGTGGGCTGGTCGTCAATTAACCGTAGGATTAACTGTTCCATTAGCAGCATTTGGAGCTGCATCTGCAAAAGCATTTCGAGAAGCCGATCAAGAGTTAACTCGTTTAACAAAGGTTTATGGTGGTTTAGCTGCTACATCAGCAAGTGATTTAGGCAAAATAAGAAAACAAGTTACTGAAACCGCATCTGAATTATCTAAAGCATACGGTTCTTCATTTAAAGAAACAATTGCATTAGGTGCTGACATTGCTGCAACTGGAAAGCAAGGTAACGAATTATTAGGCTCAATTAAAGAAACAACTCGTCTAGCAGTTCTTGGTGAAGTAGATAGACAAGATGCAATGAAGGCAACATTAGCAATTCAATCTGCATTCAAACAAAATACTGATGAACTAGCAGAATCAATTAACTTTTTAAACGCAGTTGAAAACCAGACATCAACAACTCTTAATGACTTAGTAGAAGCAATTCCTAAAGCTGGTCCAATTATTAAAGGTCTTGGAGGTAGCGTAGAAGATTTAGCATTGTATTTAACTGCAATGAGAGAAGGCGGAATCAATGCATCAGAAGGCGCTAACGCTTTAAAGTCAGGACTTGCATCTTTAATTAATCCAACTAAAGTAGCAAAAGAAATGTTTGCTGGATTTGGAATATCATTAACTGACATTGTTCAAAAAAATGCTGGAAACACAACAAATACATTATTGGCATTACAATCAGCATTAGACAACTTAGATCCATTACAAAAACAACAGGCATTAGAACAATTATTTGGTAAATTCCAATTTGCTCGTATGAATGCTTTATTTGAAAACCTTGGAAAGCAAGGAAGCCAAACCTTACAAGTAATGGATTTAATGAAAGCAAGTTCTCAAGATTTAGCAAACATTGCTGGTCGAGAATTAAGTATGGTTACAGAATCCGCTTCTGGTAAGTACAGGAGAGCTCTTGAAGGATTAAAGGCAGATCTAGCTGTAGTTGGCGAACAGTTTTTAACAATAAATACACATCTAATAAATATTGTTAGTGGAATATTAAAATTTATAGATAAATTACCTGGACCAATAAAAACAATTCTAGCTTTCTTTGGAGGACTTACTGCGGTAGCTGGACCACTTATTATGCTTACTGGTGTTCTTGCAAACTTCTTTGGTTATGTAATTAAAGGTGCATCTCATTTTAGAGCTATGTTTAAAGGTGGAGAAGGCTGGAGACTCTTAACACCAGAAATACTTGCAGCAAATAAAGCAGGGTCACTTGCAGAACAAACATTTTATAGTGATGCTAAAGCAGCAGATATATTAAATCAAGCAATATCTAGACTGTCTGCTTCATATAATAAATTAGCAGCAGATGCATCAAATGCAATAATTCAAACAAACCCAGGAGTATCTACTATGGGTGGAACAAATATTATTGCTGGACAAAGAGTAGTAAATCCTAATCACCCGCTTGTGGGAGAGGTAGGCACAAGAGCTGCTTCACACCATAATCCAAGAGCATTAATGAGTAAAGGACAAAGAGATGCTCAAACAATTCACTCTGTTACCCCAGGATCAATTGATGTAAATCAAAAAATAGGAACTGTTCCTCAAATATTTATGGCAGGGGATCTGCCAAAAATTGAAGGATTAACATCTTCAAGAGGGGCTTCTACGGGAATAGTTGCTGGAGAAGCAGCAAAGTGGCATTCTCTAATGGGTACATTGTCTATGATGACAAAAAGAGAAGTTGCAGATTTAAAGAAAGAAATTGCTAGAACAGGAACATTTAGCACAGAAATAAATACTACATTCGGACAGCTTCTTCCAGCAATGACAAAAATAACAACCAATGCAGCATCACAATCTGCATTAATTGTTCAACAACTACAAGCAGGAAAAATTACGTTAGATACTGCTCGTGCAAAAATTATTGCAATAAATTCACAGCTAGAAGCAATGATGGCGCAAACAACTGCTCAAGTTGCTGCAGATCTTGGAAGAACCGCTAATTTAACACAAGTTCCTTTAATTAATCAGCCAATAGTTGGACCTACAGGTAAAGCAAACATTAAAGAAATTTTTAGACCAAATAGGCCAGCATCAAAAATCATAGATAAAATTGCAAGATCTCTTGGGGTAAGGACATACGGGGCAGGATATTCAACAGAAACAACAATGCCAAAGAAATTTGCAACAGGCGGAATGGTTGTTCCTGGGCCAAGATCAGACACAACAGATACTCAATTTATGAATTTGGTAGAGGGAGATATTGTATTAAATAGAAAAGCATCAGATAATTTAATGGGTTACAATCAAGGTGGAAAAGTAGTACCAGCAATGGTAACTCCTGGAGAAATTATAATTAATAATCCGACACCATCAGAATCTGAAATGCTATTAGCCTATAACAATCAATTTGCAGTTGGCGGCAGGGTTGTAGCTTCAAAAAATAATTATGGAATTCCCTCTCTTGTTGCAAAATACGCAGCAGCCTCCAAAATTTTCTCAGGATTTAGATCTCCAGGTAAAGAGTACTATAGAGCAAGTAGAGGGGTTATGGATAGAACTGGCTCTACTACTCAATCATTTTCAGAACCTGGATCTTTAATGAGATTTAATGATTACAGATTAACTAGAGGTAGTGTTTATAAAAATGAAAGTAATAAAAATTATGGAATAACCCCCACACTTCCTGGACAAACTTTAACTCACGCCTATAGTCCTTCTTTTATAAAAAGACTTAAAAAAATGGGCTACGGTCCAGACGATAATATTCCAGTAGATGTTTTAAAATCAATAGGCGTACCAGTACCATCTGGAGCAAAGTACGTAACTCTAAAAGCTTTATCTAGTACATGGGTTAAAACTTCAAAAAGATTTAATGAAGCTATAAAAAGTAATTTACCAGAAACAAATACAAATGGAACTGGCTGGAGAGACAACTGGGAACCTGTTGGCCCTGAAAGCATGCAAAGTTTACTTATAAAATTAAAATCAATGGGAGTAATGCCAATTGAAGCAAAAAGAATATCTGAATACGCAGGGACTAGACTAAACGGTTTTGTTTCAAAACATAAGGGCCCCATGACAGAATCTGATTGGGGAAGATACGTAAATGCTGCTGAAATTGGTGGCATAAATGATAGCAGTAAAAGAAGTCATGGCGGTTCATTTATTAGAGGCATAAGATCAACACAACAAAATAGATATAACAAAGAAGACTCCGATCTATTATCAGCTATGAACATGGGCGGAAAAGTTAGAGGATATAATCGTGGTGGAGTTGTTGGTGGACGAGTAAAGCGTGGAAAAAATAATTATGGAATACCGTCTGTTATGGGTAATCTTGGAACAACAGCTGCTTATATAGGTGGCAGTACTGCTGGTGCAGCATTAGGTCAAAAAGCTGGCGGAAACTTAGGGTCTTTAGCTGGAATGATACTTGTCCCAACCATACTGCAATCTATTATGCAAAAGCTTGGCCAGGTATCTGCACAAGGAACATCAACTGCTGGAATACTTGGAAGGCTTGGACCTTTATTAGCAAATCCATATGTAGCAGCTGGTGCCGCAATAGTAGGAGTAACAGCAGCTTTAATTAAATTTAAAAAGAATCAAGAAGAATCTGCTAAGTTAAATAGACTAGCATTTTCTGGTGGTGTAAAACCAATTAAAGATTTTGACTCACAATTAAAGCAAGTTACAAAAACAATAGAAGATACCAGAGCAACCGCAGCGTTATTGCATGCACAAATGAATACTGCTGGACTATCTGGTTTAACATTAACTATAAAACAATTTGCTGACTTAAGAGAAAAAGTAAAGTCTACGTATCCAGAATTAGTTAAATTGTTTAAAGAGACACCATCGGATAAATTAATCACAGTTGCACAAGGATTAAAAGCTCAATTTGTTGCTGCTGGAGAGTCAGCAGCACAAGCTAATGCAAAGATAGCTGCATTACTTGCAGAATCTGGAAAGTCTGGTTTTATTCAAATAGTACTAGGAGATAAAGGGCTAGCTGGCATTACAAGTGCAAAAACTGCAATTGAATCTATGCTTGTTGCTATGTCTAAATTTACAGACAGCAAAGATAGGGCTGCTGGACTACTTCAAATATTTTCATCAATGGGAGACTACATAGAAAATGCCACAGATAAATCTTTAGCGTTAAAAGAACAATATAATGCAATAGAAAAATCTGGACAAGGTAATGTAAAATTAACTCAAGATCTAATAGTTGAAATATCAAAAACTTCCCCAGGATTAGCTGAAATATTAAGCACATCAGATGATGTTGAAACGGCTTTGTCAAAATGGAGAATTGTTCTTGGCGGAGTTCAAAAAGATTTAAGCGGATTAGATAAAGGACAATTAAAAAAACTTGCTTTTGCAGTAGAAGAAGTAACCAATAACTACAATAAATTATTAGATGTTACAAGCAAAAAAGCTCAAGAAAATTCCTTAACTGGAAAAATGGCCAAAGACATTGACGCCTTTAATAAAAAACAAGCAACTGCAAGCAAAACAGCAATTCAAAATCTTGAAACTCAAATTAGCTTAAAGAATAAACAAATTGAACAAATTAAAAAAGAAGGCGATGAAAGAAAGAAAGCTTTAAGAGATCAGCAACAGTCTGAAGATATTAAGCTTCAAATACAGCAAGAGCAATTAAATTATCAAACAGCTCTTGCTAAAGGTGATATGGTTGGTGCCGCACAAGCACAAATTAGTATTCAAAGACTTGTTGGAGCACAACAATTAAAGGTAGCAGAAGATGCAATAGACAAGGCAGTACAATCTAAGATTGATGCTTTACAGGCACAAATAGATGTTTTAAATAAAAAATCTACAGCAGTAAGCAACGCAGCTTCAACAGCAAAGCCAAAAGAATCCCCACTTACAGGAATTTATCAACAAATTCAAGGTGTCTACAAAGACAGGGCTTTAGAAAACATAACAGAAGAAGAAGCACTTACTCAATTAAATGATTTAATTAAAAAATTAGAAAGAACACCAGGAGGAAATAAATACTTAAAAGATTTAGGAGTAACAGAATCTGTTCAAAATATAACTCGTGAAGACGGTCAAACTATTGTTGGAAAAATAAACACAGATTCTGTACAAGGAAATGCTTTATTAAATTCTTTAAAGAAAGGGTCAGATGTTATAGCTGGCAAACAGCTTGTGGTATTGCAACAAATACTTTCAGTATTAAAAAATGAACCAGGTAAAACTTATACACCAACACAAAATGAGACTCAAAATGCTGGTGCAACAACTGCAGCTGGCGGAACCTACGCAGTAGGTACAATTAAAAATTATACAGATTCAGCTAGCAGTATTAAATCTGCAGCATTAAAAGCATTTTCTGATAGTAGCACTGGACGTGCAACAGTTGGAAATAGAACATATAGATTATTTAAATGGAATGATAGAGCTTATGGAATTGAAACATCAAGCAGAATGGTTTATGACTGGGATACCAATAGTAATACAATTGGAAAAACATTAATTTTAGATGCATCTAAAAAATCTAACTTTGCAATGGGCGGATACGTTAAAAATTACGAAAAAGGTTCACCTGGAGG